GCCCTTGCCCACATACATGGGGGTGGTGGTGGTGTCCTCTTCGGTGGCTTTGCCCCGCAGGGTGGGGCGGGACACCTTGAGGGTGTGGCTGATTTGAACCTGGTGGGATTCGCCGATCTGCTGGATGTCCAGTTCCAGAACGAGCTTCCCTTTTTTCCTGCCTTTGCCGTGGTCGATGGTGCCGGCGGCAACATCGGACAGGGCCTGGCCGAGCTTTTCGACGAAGACGCCGCCGTCCAGCTCACTGATAAAGTCTTCTACGTTGGTACGCATGGTTCTCTCTCCCATAAGGGTGGTTGGTGGTTAAAACTCAGGTGAGCGCCAGAGTCAGAAAAAGTCCGAATCCTGCGAGGCAGAGCACGGTGAGCATCACGCGCTCGCCTCGGTGTGGTTGCCGCTCTGTCGGCAGAGGAAGCTGCATAAGCCGCTCACGGCGGCGTGGGCCAAACAGGCGGCTTTGGCCGCGTCTGCTGTGGGGTAGCAGCCGATGCACTGGTGAACCGATGCCCGCCAGTTCAGCTTTTGATAAGGCGGCTTGGGTGGCCACGCGGTGAATACCTGGGTTTCCCCGGTGTAGCTGAGGCTGACCCGGTAGCTGCCGTTCTTCAGGCTGTACTTGCTGACGTTTTCCCATGCCATATGTCCCTCACGCTGCGCGCTGGATTCGGCCCCAGAGCTCTGCCAGTCCGGCTTCGGTAATGTCGATTCGTGTCCGCCACTTCCAGCCCACTACGGGGTGGTGGAATTGGCGGTGGTCTTCTTTGAGCCAGCCCTCGCACACCCAGGCTGGGTGGGCCCGTTCGTCTTCGGTGATGGCGCCCATGTCTCGCAGCTGTTGGCGTAACTGGCTGGGCTTGGTGCCAAGGCGCTGCGCGGCGTGCTTGATGCGGTAGGTGGGCTGGCTCATGGTTAACCTCCGAATGGCTCCCTGCCGATCAGCCGTCCTGGTTTGGCTGTGTGCCACCATTCCCGGGGCTGATCGGAGTGGTAAATCCGGTATTCGTAGTGCGGCCAGTGGACGCCCAGGCGGTGCAGGAAGCCCCATTTGTGCTTCCAGTCCGTGTGGATGAAGAGCGTCCAGGTCTCCGGCTTCACGCCTGCGATCCGGTGCAGGGTTGCCCGGGTGATGTGGTTCAGCCATCGCACCGGGCGGGTTTCCACGGTGGCCACCACCAGGTCCGGTTCTAACCAGCGGGCATATGGCGCGTGGTGTTCCCGGTAGTGGCCGGTGAGCACCAGGCTGATGGCGTGGTTCCACGGGTGGTTGTGCAGGCTGCGTTCGTGATCGTCGCGAACGAACCGGTGCAGGTAGACCGTGAGGCCCAGCAGCTGGCCGATGAAGTACCGCTCCATGTAGGGCTGGCCTTCGATTTTGATCAGCCGAGTGGGGCGGTTGGCGGTGAGCTGGTAGAGTAGACGGGCTAGCAGCTTCATGCGGCCCCCTGTTGCTCAAGAGTGACCGGTGGACGGTTAGCGATGATCCAGGCGCGGACGATGGCGCAAGCGGTGATGGCCAGGTCTTCTTCGGTGCCGTTGTTCAGCAGATACTGATCGCCCTGAGCCAACGTGATCGGCTGATTGGTGCTGTGCTGGCTGTCGCTGGTGCCTTCCGGGCGGCTGACGTGGATCACCAGGCCTTTCATGGCGCGTACCCAGTACGCTTCGTCTTCGGTGCGCAGGTCGGTGATGACGGCCAGTTCAGGTGTGTCCTGGCTGTTTTCCATATCCGTCAGCTGAGTGCGCATGCGGTTGATCAAGAAGTCTTCGCCCAGTTCTTTGCGGGTCCAGTCGCCTATGGATTCCAACAGGTGGCGCACCATCTTGCTGCCATCCTTTTTGAACTGCTCTACGTCGTCGGTGGTAAAGCCCAACAGGGTGGCCACGATGGTGTAAAGCGGGGCAGCGAAGGCCCGCTGCTCGGTGTGCCAGTACTTGCCCAGTGCCTGGGCGGCGGTGTTCTTGCCAGCGCCGCCGGCGCCGGTGAAAGCGATGATTTTCATATGATGGCTCTCTCTATGGCATCAGCAGCAGTGGCGTATACGACGCCACCAACGCGGCTACTGAAGTTGCAGATGGATACCTGGTCGGGTTCGGTCGGGCGTACCATGCAGTTGATGTCCTTCTGGAAGCGGTAAACCGTCACGTCCAGATCCACGCCGTGCACGGTGATGCGGTTCGTCACCGGGGTGCGGCTGTGTTGGCCGGCTTTGATGGCCGCGCGCAAGCGGCGCTCTTGCTCGGTGGTCAGCATCATGCTGCCTTCCTCCCGGCCTTGTACCGCTCGCACTTCTTCAGGTACTCCTCGGCCATCTGGTTGATCTGGGCCCGTACGCGCAGGGTGTGGTTGCTGACTGGGACTTCGCTCAAGTAGTGATCCAGCAACCGGCCGGAGTTCACCAAGGCCTTGTCCATATCGGCCGTAATGATCAGGCGGCCAAAGGCGCGTTTGGCGTTGTGGATCAGGGCCGGGATGTTCAATGGGTTATTCGTGTTCATCGTTTTCCTTTCCTTCAATCGCCTGGCGGATCTGTGTGGAGACGTACTTACCGACCGTCTCTTCCAGGGCGTCCCAATTGGTTGCTGCCTGAAAAACGCTATAGGCGGCGATAGCAGCGGCGGTGAGCTTGATGACCCGCCATTCCAGTTTGCTCATGGCTATGCGGCGCTGGGGCCGTCTCCGTCTGGCGTGGGCCAATACGTAGGGGCCGCTTTGCGGATGCTGCGAGTCGCCGGGCGCACGTGGTGATTGCTGAAGCAGCTGTGGGAGACCAGCTGGGCGGTCTTGCCTGTGATGACGGCTACCAGGCCCGTGCGGGCCTGCAGGGCTTTGATGCAGGCTCTATGAGTAGCGGTGGGGTGGATGTGTATGGTCGCCATTGATGCTCTCCGTTAGCTTTCGCTAAATAAGTTAGCGGAAGCTAAATATCGAAGTCAATAGCAAATGCTAAATTTCATTAGCAAAGGAAAGCCGCCCGGGGGCGGCTTAATGATTTATGGGTACTATAGAGGCTTGTATGCTTCTGTTTTGAAAGTAAAAACTCTTTCACCGGCTCTATGAAAGTTGATGCCAATTTTAAGAGGGTTGCCAGATTTGACAATTTTCTCGAATTGTCTGGCGTCTCGGATAAACATCAGGTCTGAATTGTGGGTAGTTGATCGCAGGCCGGTCCATGTTTGCGGTTCTTGGTCACCGATTTTGAGTCTAAATTTGCAATCAGAGTAGCTGCAGAGCATTTGCCCTTCATCAATCTTGAGGTAAGCGTCGAAGCCGTCTGGTCCTTTTCTGAATACAATTGAAAGGTATGAGCCGCCAGTTCTTTTGTAGGGAAAGTCGAAGTAAGTGGAGTCTTCGGATGTAAGAATTGCATAGCTGGTCTTCTTCTCGGACATCTTGTCTATCCGCGAGTCATAATACCAGTCGCTTTTTGGTTCTTTTGGTTGGGATATTTCTGTCTTAGTTGGAGCTTCGGTTACAGGGTTCGATTTGGTGGGGGCGCTGGATTCTTTAGTGGATGGCGAGGGTGCCAGGCTTTCGCGCAACATCGAGCCAGCAAATACCAAGAGCAGAATAACGCCAATAGCTGAAGCGCATCCGATGCTTTGGCGTTTAACGGGTGCGCCGCAATTTGGGCAGGACTCTGCCTTCTGGCTAATTTGATTCCCGCATTCCTTGCATTTTGTCAGTGCCATTATGCCTTCCCTCCATAGTCAGCATTGACTAATTTACGGCCTAAAACGGATTTCTTTAACCACTCCTATTAGCTTGCAGTTGCCATTAATCTTGATCGGATCGTAGTTTGGGTTCAGTGGTTTAAGGTACTTATTTGGGCCATCAATTACTAATTTCTTAAAAGTGGCTTCTTGCGCTGAATCCAGTTTTGCAACCACTAGGCTGCCATTCTCGGGTTGTGCCTCTGGATCAACAAGTATCAGGTAGCCTTCAGGAACACTCATTCCTACAGGTGAAGTCATTGAATCGCCAACGACTCTGAGCCAGAAAGCATGTGCGCTTGCTGAGTGCGGTGTCTCTTCCATTGATTCGCCGAATCCAGGGGAGTAAAGATCAATCGCTTCTGACCACTCTCCGGCTTGGACCCAGCTAATTACCGGTGACTTCCTAGTCGATGGATGGATATATGCATTTTCGATGTTTGTGTCTTCTCGAATAAAGGAATGGTTTCTGCCTTTATCGAGGCTGCCGGGTGGTAAGCCAATTTTTGATTCAAAGTTTCGGGCTGACCTTTCCCCAAAACCTCTGTGACCGCTAAGTATCTGAGATATATAGCTCGCATCCAGCCCGAATTTGCGGGCGAATTCTGCTTGTGAGCCATGCTCATTCACTAGTCGGCGAAGGGCGTTTATGCGGCGCTGTTGGGCATAGGTCATGTCTGTCATGGGGCTATCTTCGCCAATAATTAGCAAAAGTAAATTGACGTTTGCTATTGTCTTTAGCATTAGCTAATGCTAATTTGTCGATGAATGAGGTATAGGGGCTTTCCATGAACCCGATCAAAGAGGCGGTATCCGTTCTTGAGATAACGCAGAAAGAGTTTGCTGACAGGCTCGGTGTTTCTCCTGGTTTCGTCAGCCAGATGGCATCTGGTTATCGCAGGGTGCCTGCTGAGATATGTCAGGACATTGAGGACATGACAAAAGGTCATGTTACTTGTGCTGATCTCCGGCCTGATGTTTTCAGGTCTGGCAAAGCTGCCTAGCAGTTATAAATCTAGTCGCTCTGAAAGCGTGATTTAAGAGAAACCCGGGAGAGAGTTTCAACATGAATAATCCACGTATGAGCCGCGAAGAGCTGGCTCACAGCACGTTACCCGACCTGAAAACCGCCCTGGCAATGACTGCGAAGCGGCAGGGCTTCAAGAAGATTGCTGCCACCTACGACCTGCACCCACAGCAGCTCTATAACAACCTGAACCTGAATGATCCTGACCGAAACCCCACCCTCCAGCAGTTCGAGCTGATTACCGAATATGCCCGTGACCACAATGACGTTGAGCAGATTTTGGATGCGATTTCGTTGATTACCGGGTGTGTCTGGCTGCCGATGCCGCAGCAAGGGGATTCGGCCCAGTCTGAGTTGTTCAGTGGGTTGGCTGATTTGGTCAGCCGGGTAGGGAAGATGACTACCGATGTGCGCGATGCGCTGGCTGACGGGGTGGTGGACCAGGATGAACTGGCGGTGCTGGAAAAGAGCCTGTATCGGCTGGTTCAGTCCGGGTTCAGCCTGGTGGAAGCGGCGAAGCAGTTTGAGGGGCAGTGATGGTGAGCTATTTTGCCAGGCTCAGCGACCCGGTACCGAACAGGATTTGTAGAGCTTCTAGATTCGCGCCTTTGACTTCTGGGCAGGTGATATTGGTGCCGGCTGGTACGGGGGCGATTAACCTGGGAACTGGCCACTTCCAGTGGGTGGCCAGCCCAAGCATTGCCACCATTACCAGAACAATTGCAAGCGTTGTTCCCGCTCTTTGTAATACGGCGATCCATAGAGCCTGTAATTTCATGCGTCGCTCGTGGCGATACTCTGCGTCTTTTAGCTTTTGGTCCCTGAAAACCTCCTGTCCGGTGTCTATCTCAAAATTGGTATTGAGATCTTGGATTTTCTTCAGTGCACTTTTAGCGTTATTTACCTCATTTACTAACTTCCGCCATTCCGTGTTGGCTTGTTTGAGAAATGACCCTGCCTCTGGGCTCAAGCCTGCTATTGTTCTTTCATGTTCCATTAGTTTGGCAAATGCCGAATCGGTAGTGCCTGTTCTGCTTTCAAGGTTATTAATTCTATTTTGCAGGCCAAGCATGGTTATCTGCGTGCTGGCCTGTCTTTCTCTTGGGTTCGGTGGATTTTGTGCGGGCATCTTCTACCTCTTGGGGTATTTAAATACCAATGATCATACCGATAGTTCTCTTGCCCGCAATCTGGAGGTGTGTCATGTCTGAGCCGCTTCAGATCCATCAGGCAGAGCAGGCTTTACTGTATATAAACGCCGATTGTGACCGGGGCACCTGGTTTTCTGTTGCAGGTGCGCTGAAAAGCGAATACGGCGATACGGGTTGGGATCTGTTCGAAAGCTGGAGCCAGCAGGGGCAGAACTATGACAAGAGTGCCTGCAAGGCGACCTGGCGAAGTGCTAAAGCTGGCCATTATTCCATTGGTACTCTGATAAAGCTGGCGAAGGACGGCGGTTGGGAGAGGCCGCGCCGTGAGTTGAGTGCAGAAGAAAAACGGGCGCTCAAAGCGGAGCTGGATGCTCGAAGAAAGGCGAGGCAGGCTGACATTGAGGCCGATGCCGCTGTGCTGGAGAAGATGCAGTGCCTGATAGCAGATGCCTGCCATACGATCTGGAGAGAGCATACCCAGGCTATGGGTAAAAGCGCCTATCTCGGCAAGAAGGGGGTGGGCGCCCATGGGGTGCGATTTTTCCGGAATGCGGTGCTGCTCGTGATCGATGACAAGGCGCAAACTTGTGAAATAAAGCTCGGCCCGGCCATCCGTGAATGGTTCAGCGGCCAGCCAAATCCCCGCCCTGAGCATATTTCGTTTCTGATGTTAAAGAGTGGTGCTATTGCGGTGCCGTTGGTGGACTGCGATGGCCGTCTTTGGGCGATTCAGTCGGTGAATGAGCAGGGCACCAAGCTGTTTCCGAAGTATGGGCGGAAAAAGGGTTTGTTCCACGTGCTGGGTGATCTGAAGGGTGCCGAGTTGGTGGGCTTTGCTGAAGGGTATGCCACAGCTGCTACGGCCTACGAGCTGGGTGCAGGTTGGCCTGTGGTGTGCTGCTTTGATACCGGGAATTTGCATGCGGTCGCAGCGGAAATGCATGCCGCCGGCATGCTGGTGGACAAGACCCCTTTGTGGCTGGCAGACAATGATCCGCCCAATAAGCACACCGGCAAGCGCCCGGGGCAGGAGGCGGCGCTGAAGTGCTTGCAGGCGTTTGGTGGTGTGATTCTGACGCCTCATTTCCCGAAGAAGGATGCGGCCTGATGCATGGTGATTGGAATGACCTTGCGCAGGTGCACGGTAAGCGCGAGGCAAAGAAACAGCTGGAAGTCGGCCTGAAGGCAGCCTTGGCTGCAAATGATACTGGGGAGCAATCCTCTCCCGCGCCCACTCCTGAAGAGCGCGGTCACGCGGGGGGGGCGGCGGGGGATGGTACCCGCTGGACCAAGACGGCGCTGATCGAGCATTGCATGCTGGTGTATGGCACGGACATGGTGTGGGACTCGAGGAACCGGATTTATATGCGGCTTTCGCATCTGCGCCATGCGATTGGCCGTGAGCTGTTCAAGACCTGGGAGGAAAGCCCCAGCCGCAAGATTGTCTATGGGCTGAAGTTTGAGCCCGGCCAAAATCTGGGTAAGCAGTGGGTGAACCTCTGGGAAGGTTTTGGTGTGACGCCGGACCCGCGTGGGCAGGAAGGCTGCCAGCGTATTCTGGACCACTTCTACCGGCTTTGCCGGTTTCGGCAGGCTGAGTTCAATTGGCTGATGCGGTGGATTGCGCTGCCTGTGCAGCAACCCGGCGCGAAGATGGATAGTAGTGTCGTGATGTTCGGGGCTGAAGGCCCGGGTAAGAGTGCGGTATGGGAAAACGTGGTGATGCCGATTTATGGCGAGGCTGCGACGACAATTGGGCAGGCTCAGCTGGAGAGCCAGTTCACTGGCTGGCAGGCGGGCAAGTGTTTTGCGCTGGCAGAAGAAGTGGTGAGCCGTGCAGAGAAAAGCCACTACAAGGGCCAGTTGAAGCACCTGGTGACGGGCAAGTCGGTGCGGATCAATGAGAAGCATGCGCCGGAGCGGGTAGAAACGAACCATTTGAATGTGGTGTTTCTGTCGAACGAGACCGTGCCGCTACTGCTTGACCAGGGTGACCGGCGCTATCTGGTGCTGTATGCGGATGATGTGCCGGATCAGGATTACTTCCACGAACTGTTCGCTGAGATAAGCAATGGTGGGGTGGAGTGCTTCATGCATTACCTGCTGAACCTGCCATTGGGTGACTTTGGCACCTGGACTCGGCCGCCCCTGAATGAAGAGAAAGAGGGGCTTGTTGAAATGGGCATGAGCACGGCGCTTTACTTTCACAAGCAATGGCAGGATGGCGACCTGGAATTGCCTTATGGCGCTGTGGCGTCTGCGGATTTGTGGGCGGTGTTCTGCCGGTGGTGTGAGCGAAATAATGAATACAAGCGCCGCCAGCGGGATCTGGCGGCTGACCTGAAGCGGGTGATGAAGTCTGACAGGCGGGATTTGCAGTTTCCGAAAGAGCTGGGCCCAAAGAAGACTATCCGCTTGTGGGTGCCCCCTGAGCTCTATAAGCGACGGGATATGCCTGGCTACCTGGATGAGGTTGGGCAGCAGGCGAGGGCGTTCTATATGGCCGCTCAGGGTAGTTGGGTGCGGCCTGATGGGGACGGGCAATGATGATTTTCCGACACCTAGACACCTGCGCCGACACCTGTGCCGACAGCTGGAGGCACTGTTATTACTGGCCTAGACGCCTAGACACCTAAAATCGGGCCTCGTGCGCCTGTGTGCGCCTGCGCGTATGCGTACACCTATATTCATGTGTCTAGGTGTCTAGGTGTCGGAAAACAGTAATAGGTAAAGTTAAATCAATCAGTTACAGCTAGACACATAAACCGACACCTAAAATTCAGGTGTCGGAAGCAAATAACAGGATGTTCCACGTTCAACAAACAGGAAATGGTCAGGGGAGTGTTATGAATCCGATCCGGTTGCTGGGAAAGATGACGGCGAAGGGCTTGTTGATTGACGGAGCTGGTTTTGGCAGTGGGCCTGTTGCCATCCGTCCTGTGGATGTGGCTGCGGCGCTGGGCATGGGTAGGCTGCCGCTTGAGGCGGGGTTAGTGGGCCGAGCCAAGTTCTCCGATGACAACCAGGCGCAGCTGGACCTTGCGGTGTGGGTGCGTGATGAATTTCGTCGCTGGTGCCTGCGTAAGGGTTGGAAAGCGGATTACTGTGACGGTTTGGCGCAGTTGTGTGTTTTCGAGCTGGTGCATCCGATGCGGTGCAGTGACTGTGGTGGGCGTGGCAGTGTGTGGCATCAGCAGCCGGTGAGGCGCGGGAATGGGAAGCTGAAGTCTGTGGAGTCCAGCTGGGATGAATGCGGGCGCTGCAAGGGCACCGGCCAGGCAAAGCTTACGGTGCGGAGCCGGGCAGCTGTGGCAGGCATTACTAAATCACGATTCTCGGAAACCTGGTCGGTTAGGGCCGATGAGATGATGAAGGTGCTGTGGGGGCTTGAGGAAAAAGTGTTGCGGCACCTGCATCGGCAGTTTGCTGATGAGGCGGCTTGAAAGAATTTTGTTTTTTCTGCTCTTGACCTCTTGACGACCGGGACAAAAACCACCACTATTTTCCCATCGTGCATAAGCCCGCCCTGAGAAATCTCGGCGGGTTTTTTTGTGCCCGATACTCTCCCCCGGCCCGCCTTTTGGCGGGCTTTTTATTTCCGTGAAGAGTTCGAGGGCCGTTGATGACGCCGAAGACTGACAGCATAGTCTCAGCTGGCAGTTACGCCGGCGCCGGCGTATCAGTGCTGGCCGGACTGACCCTTACAGAATGGGGCGTTATCGTCGGTATCTTCACTGCACTCCTGACCTTGTTAATCAATGGGGTGTATCAGTTCCGTAAGGACCGCCGCGAGCAGCGGCTGTTCAAGCTGAAGATGGATCAGCTTCAAGAGGTTGATAGCGATGGCCAGTAAAGCGCGCTTGGCAGGGATCATTGGTGCTGGTGTGCTGGCTATTGCTGGTTCTGTGATTGCGCCTTACGAGGGTCGCAGTCTCTTTGCTTACCTTGACCCGGTGGGTGTGCCCACGATCTGCGAGGGCGTCACTGAAGGTGTTGAGATGGGTGACACGGCCACTGATGCTGAATGTGATGCGGCGCTGCAGCGTGAAATGCGCAAGCACCTGGCAGGCGTTGAAGAGTGCATTGACGGGTACCTGACACCAAACCAGTGGGCTGCTGTGCTTAGCTGGACTTACAACGTGGGCGTTGGTGCGGCCTGCACAAGCACACTGGTAGCCAAGATTAACCGTGGTGAGCCATCGCGGGCCTGGTGCCCCGAGTTGAAGCGTTGGGTTTATGCCGGTGGCGTGCGGTTGGGTGGGCTCGTAAAGCGGCGTGACGCCGAGTATGCCCTCTGCATGGGTGAGGCATGAATCCCGCAGTGGCCCGTGGTATGGGCTTGTTGGCTGTTGTCGCTGTGATATTCGCTACTGGATTTCTGTTTGGCTGGAAGTGGCAGGCCGTTGAATACGCAGAGTTTCGGGAAGATGGGTTGACCACTGCGCTTGTCGATATGGCGCATGCCCAGGTTGAGCGAGATAAGATCCAGCGCCAGTTTGAGGCGCTGGATGCCAAGCATACGGAGGCAAAGCGAAATGCTGAAGAGCGTGAAGAGCAGCTGCTGTCTGATATTGGCGCTGGTCGCATCAGGCTGTCAGTGCTTGCCTCGGAGTGTAGATCCAATACCGAAACCGGCTCCACCGGCTTGGATGATGGAAGAGTTCGAGCCGACCTTGACCCCGCGCATGGTGAAAGAGTTATCCGTATCACCCGAGAAGGAGACCGAGCGATCCGAGCGCTGATTGCGTTGCAGGATTACGTTCGGCGTGTGTGTCTTGCTGATGGCTTGTGAAGGTTGTCGCCGTCGGCGTGAGTGGATCCGGAAGATGGGTAGGTTGGCTTATGAACGAGCAAGAGGGATCGTTAATCCAGCAGCTGATCCAGAGCCAGCAGGCACTGACCGAGCAGCTGGCCCGGCTGGTGGAGACCAATCAGGAATTGGTGGCAGTGAACCAGGACCTGATCGCCGCCGTGCTAGATGATGAGGATTGCGACGATCCCGATGGCGGCGGTGGTGTTGATCTGGCTGGCCGTCCTATCTGATGGCTACCCGGCCATCACGATGGTGCGGTAAGTGCCGTCAGGTGCATGCCGGCGCATGCCCCAACCGTGTAGCCTGGGAAAAGCCAGTGAAGGCCAAGTCTGGCCGGGGCGGGAGGCCGTGGCGGCGCAAGAGAGAACAGATATTCGAGCGTGATGGTTATCTTTGCCAAGAGTGTTTGCGGCAAGGAATCGTCACGATTGTTACTTTGCATGGCAGCAAAGCTGGCATCTGTGACCACATTATTCCCACGGCTGAAGGTGGTAGTGATGCTGACGCCAATCTGCAAACCCTTTGCCAGCCCTGTAGTGACGCAAAAACCCAGCTGGAAGCCCAGAAAGGGAGGGGTGGGGCGAAACCTTAGACCGTCCCTCACGGACACCGCCCCCCCAGGCAAATTTTTATGCGTTTGGAATTGAAAGGAGTTTCACCATTGGCGGTTTGCTGGTGGTGGTGATTCGTTATGGCAGGCCGATACCCGGAATCCGCGATTACTAAGCACCCGGCGTTCGAGCAAGGCCAAGCTGCATCTGCTGAAAACGAGCAGCTGCACCAGCAACGCGCAAAAGAACTCAAGCCCCGCGGCCTGACACGCGCCGAGAAAAAAGTGTGGGACCGGATCGCGCCGGAGCTCAGCCGGCTGGGTCGCCTGCGCCCGCATTATGTGGACTTCGTTGAACAGTATTGCGTGGTGAAGGTCCGCATGGATGATCTTCGTTCGTTTCTGGATGAAGAGGATTGGAGTTACGCGACCAGTGGCCGCCACGGCATTCAGCACAAGAGCCGGCCGCAAGTGGCGCAGCTAAATGATGACTGGCGAAAGTGGAACTCACTGGTGGCCCAATTGGGTATTTCGCCGGCCACAGAACTGCGCTTCAACGACAAGCAGGGCAGCCTGTTTGAAGATGATGAGTTCGGGAAGCTGTGATCCCGGTAAGTGATGACCATATTGCCGATGTGCACGCCTATTGCGATGCGGTCATCAGTGGAGAGCGTCCCGCATGCAAGTGGGAAAAGCTGGCTGTGCAGCGCTTCCTGAATGACCTGGCGCGACAGAACACGGATGGCTTTCCCTTCGTGTTCGATGAGGCGCTGGCCTGCAAGTCAATCAACTTTGGCCAGCTGTTCCCGCATGTGAAAGGGAAATGGGCCCGGGCTAACGGTAAGGCTAACCGGATCCGCTTCGAGGCGTGGCAGAAGTTCGGCCTGGCCAACATCTTTGGCTGGGTGCATGCCGAGACGCGTCTGCGGCGGTTCCGGATTGTCTATGACTGCGAGCCACGCAAGAACGGCAAGTCCATCAAGGCCGGTGTGATCGGCAATTACATGCTCACCGAAGATGGCGAGTACGGTGCGGAGGTATATTGCGGCGCCACCAGCGAAAAGCAGGCATGGGAAGTTTTCCGGCCTGCCAAGAAGATGGCGGAGAAACAGCCCAGCTTCCGCCGCGCCTACGGTGTGACCGCCCATGCCAAGCGCCTGGAAGTGGACCTGGTTGGCACCAAGCCCAATGCCGATGGTTCCAAGCGCTTCCCGGATGGCAGCCGCTTTGAACCGGTGATCGGTAAGCCGGGTGACGGCGCCTCACCCAGCTGCGCCATTCTGGATGAGGTGCACGAACATCCAGACGATACCATGTACGACACCATGCTCACGGGCATGGGGGCGCATGATCAACCGCTGCTGCTGATGATCACGACCGCCGGTTCCAACATTGCCGGGCCCTGCTATGCCCAGCAGAAGGAATTGGAGGCAGTGCTGCAGGGCAGCATCGTGAATGAAGAGCTTTTCGGTGTGATCTACACCGTTGACGATCCCGAAACCGAATGGCGCACGGAAGAGGGACTGATAAAGGCCAACCCCAACATGGGGATCTCGGTCAGCAGGGAGTTTCTGCTGGCGCGAGTGCGGGACGCGGAGCAGAGCCCCCGAAAGCGCAGCATCGTACTCACCAAACACTTCAACGTGTGGGTCACCGGCAAGAACGCCTGGCTCAATATGCTGGACTGGAACCGGATGGCGGATCCATCACTGGCTGTCAGCCAGTTTGAAGGCGAACCCGCCAAGCTCGGTATTGACCTCTCTGAAACGGATGACCTCACCGCCGCGGTGAAATGCTTTACCCGTATTGAGGGCGGCGAGCAGCACTATTACTTCTTTGGTCGCTACTATGCCACCGAAGCCAAAGTGCAAGAGCACGACCACTACGACGAATGGGTGCAGAGCGGCCACCTGATCCAGTGCGATGGCGAGACCATCGACTATGACGATGTGGAAGAACACATCATTCAGGACGCCGAGACGTTTGATATCGAACAAAGCTTCTACGATCCGCACGGTGCCGCCCACCTGGCGCAGCGGTTGGACAAACACCAAGGTATTGAGGCGGTCAAAGTCGCGCAGAGCTACGGGAATTTTTCCGCCCCGATGCGTGACTTTGAGCGTCTGCTCAAGGCTGGGCGCATCCACCACGACGGCAACCCTTGCCTGAGTTGGATGTTTAGCAACGTGGTGGCCAAGGAAACCGAAGACGGGAAGATGCTTCGCCCCGTGAAAGAAAACCGAGACAGCAAGATCGATGGCGCCGTGGCGGCGCTAATGGCCTTTATTGCCGCCCATGAGCCGGACGATGAAGACGACATCGATGACTTCCTGAAGGATCCGATACTGTGAAGAACCGCAGCAACGCAGAAAAGCCTGGGCGCTTCAAAGCGGCGCTGCTGGGGTGGTTGGGCGTGGACTGGCGCACGCTGGATTCTACCGTGCCAGCTGGTACCGATACCGCCGGGCAAAACATCAACCCGAATAGCGTGTTGACGCTATCGGCAGCCTGGGCCTGCACCCGAATTATCGCGGAATCCATTGGCACCTTGCCCTTGCATCTCTACGAGCGCACCAGCAGTGGCCGCCGGCTTGCGACCGAGCACCCGCTTTACCGGATAATCCATTCGAGCCCTAACGCTGAAGCCACGGCCAGCACCTACTGGGAGGCCAAGACTGCCGCTCTGCTGAACCAGGGTAACGGCCTTTCAGAGAAACAATATTTTAATGGTCGGCTTGTGGGGCTTAAGTTTTTGGCGCCCAACCGCCTGACGCGCCGGCGGCTTGCCAGTGGCGAGATTCAATTCTGGTACACCGAAGACACCGGTAAGCAACGGCCAGTATTGAACAGCAGCCTGTTCCATGTGCCAGGCTTTTCCCTGGATGGCCGCTGGGGTATCTCGGCGATCAGTCAGGGTGCCCGGGTATTTGGCTCCGCGCTTGCCGCTGCCCAGGCGGCCAACAGCACCTTCGAGAAAGGGCTGCAGCCCGCCGTCTATTTCAAGATGGAGCGCACCCTTAAGCCGGAACAGCGTACTGAATTCCGAAAAAACCTGAAGGAGATTCGCGGTTCCATGCAGGCCGGAAATGCGCCCCTGCTGGAGGGGGGTATGGATGCCGAAGCCATCGGCATCAACCCGAAAGATGCCCAGCTGCTCGAAAGCAGGGCCTTCTCAGTCGAAGAGGTGTGCCGCTGGTACTTGGTGGACCCAAGCATGGTCGGCCACGGCGGCAAAGACAGCAACTGGGGCACCGGGCTTGAACAGAAGATGATCCGGTTTATCACCTTCACGCTGCGCCCCTGGCTGACCCGTATTGAGCAGGCCATCAACAAAAGCTTGCTGGCGCCTCAGGATCAGGGCCGTTACTACGCCGAATTCAGCATTGAAGGCCTGCTTCGCGGCGATGCCGCCGCCCGGGCGGCGCTGTACTCCGTCATGGTCAACAACGGCATCTGGAGCCGTGACGAAGTACGCGTGAAAGAAAATATGCCGGCCAGGGGTGGCAATGCAGATGTGCTAACGGTGCAGAGCGCCATGGTCCCGCTGGACATGATTGGTACCCAAAATGATGGCGACACCGCCCGTGCGGCGCTTAAAGCCTGGCTCGATGAAGCCGACGATGCCGCAACCAAAGAGGAATCCAGGCCATGAACTTTTCTACCCGTTTCCCGCAGCTCCACGCTGGCGCCAACGTTCGTTTCGACATCTCACCCAAGGCATTGCAACAGTGGAATCCGGGTGTGCGCGCCGCCGCCGACGACGATAACGACATCGGTATTTTTGATGTCATCGGGCAAGACTTCTGGACCGGCGAAGGCGTCACCAGTAAGCGTATCGCGGCGGCGTTGCGCAATATTGGCGCTGAAAACCCGGTCACTGTGAATATCAATTCCCCGGGCGGGGATTTGTTTGAAGGGTTGGCCATCTACAGCCTGCTGAAAGAGCACAAAGGCAAAGTCACGGTGAAGGTGCTTTCTCTTGCGGCCAGTGCGGCCAGCATTATCGCCATGGCGGGTGATGAAATTCAGATCGCCCGGGCGGGCTTTTTCATGATCCACAATGCCTGGACCCTGGCGATCGGTAACCGCCATGACCTTCGTGAACTGGCCGACTTTCTGGAGCCGCTCGACCGCAGCATGGCCGATGTTTACAGCGTCCGAACGCAAGATCCCATCGAAGACATGCAGGCCATGATGGATGCCGAGTCCTGGATTGGTGGCAGCGATGCCGTCAGTGAGGGCTTTGCCGACAGTCTGTTGGCGTCTGATCAGATCGATGCAGATGCCAATGTGTCGGGCACCAAGGTGGCCGCCAAGAAACTGGATATTGCGTTGGCAAAGGCTGGCCTGTCACGAGCCGACCGGCGCCAGCTACTGAATGAATACAAGTCCGGCATGCGCAACGCTGCTGGGCCCGGCACGCCAGGCGCTGCCGGTAACGACACGCATACCGCTGTCGAGTTCGACCTGGAACCCCTGATCAAACTCCACTCCCCATTTTGAGGAAAACACTATGAAACGCTTTCAGCTCACGGCCACTTTCATGCTGGCCGTCATCGCCCTCGCGGCCTCGATTCCCCTGGCTTTCGGTGTCACCCCGGAAACGGTCATTGCCTCTGCTGGCATCGTCCTCGCCTCGGCATTCCTGGTAGAGCCCGGCCAAATCCAGTATCGCGGCGCGCTGCGGGCCCAGCTCGGTAAGGTGGGCTCAGAAGAAGATATCGAAGCGCAATACAAGCAAACCCAGGCGGATCTGAAATCAATTGGTGATCAACTCAAGGCCCATGCCGAACAGTCCGAAAAAGACATTAAGGCGCACCGGGAAATGAGTGAAGAAACCAAGGCCAAGGTGGACCAGCTGCTGACCGCCCAGGGCGAGCTCAAAGCCCGGCAGGAAGCTGCCGAACAGGCCCTCGCTGGTATCAAGGATACCGGTGGTGCCGGCGGTGCCGTTGACCAGACCGCTGGCCAGCTCCTGGCGGCTCACCTCGATGAGGACGCCGATGCGCAGGCCTTCCTGGCGAACCCGGTGCAGGGCCAGACCATGCGCGTGGCTGTTCCGCGCAATGCCTTTCAGGCCGCACTGACAGATACCACCGGTGGCGGCTCCTCGCTGACCTATCCGGCAGACAATCGCGGCATGGTGCAGCCATTGCAGCGTCGTCTGACCATTCGTGACCTGTTGATGCCTGGCCGTACTGACAAGCCTGCCATCTTCTTCCCGCGGGAATCTGGTTTCACTAACAATGCGGGCATTCAGTCCAGCCAGGGTGCGCTGAAAGCCAAGTCCACCATCTCCTTTGATGATGTGACTCGTGCTGTAGCCACCATTGCGCACACTCTGGATGTCTCCACCCAGATGCTCTCTGATGTGCCGTTCCTGCAGAGCTATCTGGATGGCCGGATGATGCATGGCCTCAAGCTCAAGGAAGAGCTGCAGCTTTTGCTGGGGTCGGGTACCGGTAACAACCTGGAAGGCCTCTACACCGCTGCGTCTGCCTATTCGCAGCCGGCGGGCGCTGTTGTCGAAAGCGAGACCATGCTGGATCGCCTGCGCCTCATGCTCCTGCAGGTTGAGCTGGCTGAAGCTTTCGCCACCGGCATCATCATGAACCCGGTGAACTGGGCGAACGCGGAAATGCTGAAGGACGCCAACAAGCAGTATCTGTTCAGCAACCCGCAGGCCACCACCACCGGCCGTATCTGGGCCCGTGATGTCGTTGCCACCCAGTCCATGCCGCAGGGCGAAACCCTGGTGGGCGACTTCGCCACCCATGCCCAGCTGCTGGATCGGGAAGATGCCAGCGTGGCCATCTCCTTCGAGAACAAGGACAACTTTGAACGCAACCTGGCCACCCTGCGCGTGGAAGAGCGTGCAGTGCTGGCCATCTACCGTCCGGAAGCCTTTGTGAAAGGCTCGCTGATCGTCGGTAGCTGATCACGGTAGCGGTTGGGGCCTTCGGGCCCCTTTTTTTAATTCCGGGAGTCAACCATGCCAGAAGTGGTAGCCCTGACCTATTTTGATAACCGGGTGCGCGGTGAGCGGTTCCATTGCTCCTCGTACCTGGCTGGCGAGCTGGCCCAAAAGGGACTGGCTCGGGAGATTGAGGCGCACCCCAAGAAGGCCGCTGGCACGAAGTCGTCTGCATCGCCAGCGGCCCCAGCCTCACAGAAGCAGACGTTGAACAAGTAAAAGGCTGGAAGGAAGCCTCGCCGGAAACGCGCGGCGTCATCGTCACCAACACCACCTTCCGAATAGCGCCCTGGGCCGACATCCTTTACGCGATGGATCTCGCCTGGTGGCGTAAGCACTACGATGATACCCATGGTTTTGCTGGCGAAAAGCTCAGCATCTCCAAGGGGGCGAGGGGGGCGGCTATTGTCGATCTGCCTTACTCCGGCAACTCCGGGGCGGGTGCATTGATTTTGGCCCACCACTACGGTGCCCGGCGAATCATCATGCTGGGGTACGACTGCAAATACGCGCCAGATGGCAAACGCCACTGGCATGGCGATCACCCGAGAGGGTTGGGCAATGCCGTATCCGTGGGTAAGTGGCCGGAAGAGTTCAAGGCGGCGGCGGGGTTTGTGGCGGATGCCGAGGTGATTAATGCTAGCCGTGAAACGGCCTTGAGTTGCTTCCCTCGGCAGTCACTTGAAGATGCGTTGCGGTCTCGTGCATTTCAGGTGCGAGGCATGCTTGGGCTAGGTGACAACATTTACCAACGCGGTTTCATTAAGGCACTTCCCGGGCAGGTGTTCCTTGAAACCCCGTGGCCTGAGCTTTACCGGGATCTTCCTAATGTGAAGTTCCTGAAACGCGACACCACCCTGCGAACCCAAAAGAAGAATGCCGACAAATTTGAAGGCTGGAGCAGACCGCCTGCGAATGCTTGCCACCTTCAAGTGCGTTACGGAGTGGGCATATTTGATGGGATGCGGGATTGTTTCGGGCGCGAGCCGTATGACATGGATCTTCCTGATTTCGGGTCTTCGCCGGTTGAGGGTGATTACGTAGTCATCCGGCCGGTAACGGTTCGGCGCGAGTGGCCGGCGGAATCACGAAACCCGCTTCCTGAATATATTGCGGAAGCGGCGGCGCAGATGCGGGCGCGAGGCATCAAGGTGGTATCTGTTGCCGATTTGAAATCCGGCCATGAATGGGCGCTAGAGCCGTTGCCCGATGCTGACGTTCGATTCCATGTAGGGCAGTTGCCTGTGGATCAACTGCTGGCTTTGCTTCAGCACGCCAAAGCTGTAGTGGGGCCAATAGGCTGGATTGTTCCTGCGGCACTGGCGGCAAAAGTGCCTGGCTGGATTGTTTGTGGTGGGAACGGCGGATACAACGCCCCTGAACTGATTACCCCTCCCGGTGAGCACAGCCTGACCTTTGCTATTCCCGACCAGTATTGCAGGTGCACGGACCGTGCTCATCGGTGCAGCAAAATCATTACCCAACATAACGAGCGCTTCGCGGAGTGGCTGGATGAACATTTCGGAAAATCACCTCAGCTGGTGGCCTGAGCTGGGTATGGGGCATCACCCGGCGCCACCAATAGAATATGAAGGCAGTTACTGGTCCGAATACCGCGAGCGTGACGCCAGTGAAATGGGGAAGGCCCTGACCAAAGCCCGGTGCGATCTGGTTAACCGTCATGCTGCTGGGCGTTGGGTGGTTGATATCGGAATTGGTGGCGGGCGTTTTGTAGAGGAGCATTCTGCCTGGGGTTTTGATGTTAACCAAGAGGCGGTGTGCTGGCTGAAAGAACGGGGTCGCTATCTCGATCCATACAAGGATGACAGTGCCATCTTCGCGATTACCTGTTGGGATAGCCTGGAGCATATACCTGATCCTGAAGCGCTGATTGCGCGTGTTGATCAGTGGGTGTTTGTCTCCATGCCGGTTTATGAAAGTGCAGAATCCTGCATTCGTTCTCGCCATTACAAGCCTGGTGAGCATATCTGGTACTGGTCTCATTCTGGGCTGCTGAATTGGTTTAAACGGCAGGGTTTCGCATGTGTTGAACACAACACGATGGAGTCACTGTTGGGGCGCGATGGGATTCACTCCTACGTCTTTCGGAGGGCTGCATGAACTTCATCACCCTCGCCGAGGCAAAAGATTATCTGGATGTCATCCACGATGCGGATGACAGCAAGCTCCAGATGCTGCTGGATGCCGCCCATGATGAAGCCCTGCAATTCATGAACCGCGAAGACTTTGGTGACGTGTGTGAATGCAGTAGTTCCAGCAGTGGCGAACCGGTCATGCCGGCCAGCGTGCGGCTGGGGGTGCTTATCCTGCTGCAGGCCAGCTACCAGGCCAGCCCGGATGATGCCGAACAGCTGCGCCATGTGGCTGAAGTGAAGCTCATGCCGTACCGCTGCGGTTTGGGGGTCTGATGCTCAGCTATCGCCTGCGCCACCGTGTGGAGATTCAGCAGCTGGTTGAAGCCGGCCGTGATCCGGGTACCGGTGGTGTCATCAGCGAATGGCAAACCTTGGTGGTAGCAGGTAAGCCCATGAACCAGGTACCCGCGGAAGTCCTGACCGGGCCCGGCAGTGAGCGCCAAGCCGCCGGGGCGGTACAAGCGGAAACCGATGCGCGTATCAACCTGCGCTGGTTCCCGGGCCTGACCCAGAAAATGCGCATTCTCTGGGATGGCCGTATCTACAACATTGATGGCCTGGCTACTGATCGCACGGGCCGCCAGGAATGGCGCACCACCTGCAAAGAAGGCGTGAACGATGGCTGATGATATTGAATTCAGCATCACCGGGCTCGATTCCCTGCTGGGCAAGCTGGATGCCATTAAGCAAGAGACCAAACGCAAGACCGGCCGTGCCGCCCTTCGCAAGGCTGCCAATGTGGTGCGTGATGCAGCGAAGGCCAACGCCGAACGGATTGATGATGCCGCTACCGGTCGTTCCATCGCAGAAAATGTGGCGGTTCAGTGGAACGGGAAGCGTTTCAAGCGCACTGGTGACTTGGCGTTTCGGGTGGGTGTCCGCCATGGGTCAAAAGTAGAGAAGAAAGGTAACCCGGATGAGGGGGCCTCAGGGCCAACGCCGCATTGGCGCTTTAAGGAATTCGGCACAGAGAAAATGGCAGCGGAGCCTTTTATGCGGCCTGCGCTGGAAAACAACATCAACCCGGCCACCGATACCTTCATCCGTGAATATGAAAAGGGCATTGACCGCGCCATCAAACGCGCCCTGAAAAAAGGAACGACCGCCTGATGTATCCGCCAGTATTCAGCATTCTTTCCGGCAGCGCAGCGGTGAAAGCCTTGCTCGGCGATCCGGTGCGTGTGTACCCGTTTGGGCAGGCGCCTCAGGATGGTGTCGTTCCCTACGCGGTGTGGCAGGTGGTTACCGGGAATCCGGAAAACTACCTGCAAGACAGGCCCGATGCCGATCGGTTCGATATCCAGATGGATATCTATGCCCCTGAGCAGGATGCCAGCATGGCGATTGGCAAGGCCATTCGTAATGCCCTTGAGCCCTTTGCTTATATCACCCGATGGGGCGGGCAAAGCATGGACCCGGACACCAAGCGGTGGCGGGTAAGTTTCGACGTGTCGTTTATTACACGGCGCACCTGAAGCCGCTGCAGCCCATCGCCGTGAGGCGAGGGGGTGTGGCGCACTATTTCAGCAATAGCACCGCTGTGAAGCGGGGCCAATCCCAACGATGGAGACTCAACCATGAGTAAGCTTACTCAAGGCACCCAGGTATTTTTCATTGACCCTGAGGGCAGCGCGCCGTCTGTGGTTGAAGTGGAATGCGCGACCGCCTTCAACCCAGGTGGTGCCCCTGCAGATCAGATTGAAGATACCTGCCTGGCAGCCAATGACCGGTCGTACAAGCCGGGCCTGCGGACTCCGGGGCAGGCGTCCATGACGATCAATGCCGACCCGGAAAACGCTAGCCATATTCGTCTTCACGAACTGTCTGAGGACAACCCGTCGCCCACCTTGAAGTGGGCGGTGGGCTGGTCCGATGGGCCGCTGGATGCTGATGGAAACCCGACCTCGCTGCCGGGCATCGATTCCAGTGGGGATTTCGATCTGCCCTCTGATCGGACCTGGTTCGTGTACGAAGGGTATGTGGCGGACTTCCCGTTCGACTTCCAGCTTAACAGTGTGGTTACCACCAACGTTTCGATTCAGCGTTCCGGTGGCAGCGCCTGGCTGAAGAAAACCGTTTAACCCCTAAGGAACCGTTATGGACCTGAAAGAGCTGCAATCGCTCGGCGGCATTGTGCCTGTCGAGCCCGTGTTGTGTGACATCGAATGGGACGACCGCCTCAAGGTTGCCGATGCAAATGGAAACTTGCCCACCATCAAACAGCTTGATGGTGACGGTAATCCTGTGTCCGTGGACAACCCCAAGTGGGAGCCCACCTACAAAGGTGAGGTTCGCAGCTTCAAAGCCTGGGTAAAGCAGTTGTCCTTCGGTGATGTTGATCGCATTCGTTCGCAGCCGGTGGATCCCGACGATCCAGATCGCAGTGCTCAGGCGCTGATGATTTCCGAATCCATCCGGCTGGGTAAGAAAGGGGAAGAGCGCCTCAGCTACGAAGATGCCTATCAGCTGAAGCCCTCTCTGGCAGGCGCCTTCCTGAAGGCCATTGGGGAAGCTGTTTCGGTAAAGAGCTAACGCCCGCCGACGAGTTCTGGCACGAACTCGTGCTGGCCGGTGTGGGTGGGCGCACTATCGCCGAGGCCAAGCGGGTCCTCAGCTATCGGGAGGTGCAGCAGTGGCTGGCGTATACCCGCAAGCGGGGGCCTTTGGCTATGCATCGCCGGCTGGAATGGCCCGTCGCCTTGATTGCCATGCAGCTGAACAGGCTGGGGGGTGGCAAAGCGGAAATGGCCGATTACATGCCCTATTCAAGCCCTGACGAACG